ATTTGCCCACTTGTCTCTAAACGCATCAAGGCGTTCACGACGTGCAATGTCATCTGGATTAGCGCTGTTTGAGCGCTCTACCACTTCTTGGACTCGATCAGCTAAGCGATCATCTAAGTCCCGTTTAATTCTTGTATTTGCCATTTTGATTATCCTTTATTATTACGGTCGTATTCTGCATACGCCCGGATCATTTTGTTACGTTTAGCTACATCATCCCACGCACCTGCGTCTTTAATTGCATTGACACGCTCACGGCTTAGTGTGATTGTGCCGGGTTTGGCGCTTGCGGTGTTTGCTACTCTGCTGGAGGCTGTTGGGCCTGCGTTAGAGCGCTTGTTGCTGGTGTTGCCGCCGCCCTTACCGGTGTAACGGTGAGGTAAGCGAGCTGCTAAACGATTATCTAACTCTTCCCAATATTCAGAATCACTTGGATCCCAACCATCGGCTGCGAGTTCTTGATCGATAACCTTGGCAATTCTACTATCTGTGTCTCGAGCTTGTGGATCGTACCAAGAGTTTTTCTTGAGCCACTTTCCAGCTTTTTTAGCGACTTCCTCAGCCATTTCGTTAGGAACGTTTTGCTTAGGAGCCTTAGCTGTCTCGAGTTGTTGTTTTTTGTACTGCTGCACTTGACGCAAACGCTCTTTAGCATCTGTCAACTGTTCCAAATATTCCATTTGGGCAGCTGCATCGCCAGCTTGAGCTGCTTGCAACATTTTCATTTTGGCATATTCAACACGGGTGGCTTCATCTTCCACTGCCTTGTCAATCTGCGCAAACTGAAATGAAGAAGCTGTGTTCTCTACTGCTGCTAAGCGGCGAGCTAACTCTTCGTTTCGCTTTTCAAGTGCACTAATCTTGTGTTTATCAGAGGCTTGACGTTGCTTTTGTAATTCTTTCTTAAGCCTACGTTCTTCTCTGCGTGCTTCGCGGATTCTCTCACGCTCGTCTTCATCGTCGCCACCTTCTTCATCGGCAGCTTCGTCATCAGCACGCTCGTCATCTGTACGATCGTCGTGATGCTCTTCGATTTCAACTTCTAACTCTTCTGGAGCTTCAACTTTGGCTACAACTGAGCCATCTTCCCGTTCCTTGATAGGAACATCTTTTTCATTTTCTGCCATACATACTTTCTACAAAGTTATTAATCAACAAACGCTTTCATCTTCTGCGCATATTCAAAATTCTTAATGCGAGAGATGATTTCACGAGCCTGTAACGTAATAAACACCACTGGGGCGCCTTCGTCATCAGGATTTACAACAAAACGATCACCACCGTATTTAATCGTACGAACTAAGTCGCCTTCTTTGCACCAAGGGCCTTCTGGCCAAGGAGTTAAGTCTGCGTCTAAGTTACGGTATGCCAAAGGACCTACTTGGATCACTTTTGCGACTGTTTCATTGAATCGTAACGTCTGTCTGGTCTCATCCACAAGGATGATTCCGCCTTTACTGGTTGACTTTTCGCGTCTTAGCTGTACTAAAACACGGTCACCAGCAACTTCAATTCCGGTGTCGATTTTTGGAAAACATTCTTCTTCTGATCTTGTATCCGGCTCTTCATTGCCTTTTAAATCAAACACTGTTCAGTGCTCCCTATAACCTTTACAGGTCGTCTTCTTCGTCTTCCCTCAAAATTTCATTGATAATGTCTTGTACCGCTTTAAATCCTTCATGTCGCCCAACTAAACGTTGGTAATCATCAAAGGAATTGACATTATTTCCAGCGGTGAGGGTTTCCGCCAATTTTGCCTGCTCATCGCGCGTCCGCGCAATTATTTCAGAAATAAAGTCTCTCATATAAACAATAATACAAACATTTAGGGCAAGGCGCCCTAGAAATTGTTAATAGAAATTGCCGCCGCCGATGTCTTTTAGGTTCTTATCTGGGCCAACTTTGCTTGAACGGGCTGGTTTGCCCTTCACTGCATTGTTTGCACGCTTGGAACCGGATGGACCATTGTCGACTTTTTGATCTGGGCCGCCGCCGGAACTTTGATTACCAGTCATTTTGTATGTTTTACGAAAGCCTAATTCGCCGCCGTCTTGTGGGTTCTTAGCCATGTTACTGTCCTTCAGTAGGTGTTGTTGGTTGTGGTGCTGCTTGTTGTTGCTGTAATGCTTGCTGGTGCTGTTGATCGTTTTGTTGCATAGTTTGAGCATGCTCTAAGCCTGATTGCTGGGCTTGTTGTTGGGCGCTAATATTCTGCTGAACTTGTTGCGCTTGCTGCTCGAACTGTTGACGTTCGATCTCTAAACCATGTTGACGGATTTCTTGCTGGGCAGCATGTGATGCCTCCAACGCGGTTTGGTTTTGCTCGTGTGCCATAGCGGCTTGGTCTTGGTCCAACTGTGCTTTGGCTGAGATCATTGCAACGCGCTCGCGTGATGCGTTGTTGATATCTGCCATCGCAATGTTTGTCGCGTTCTTGTTGGCGTCGACCACAGTTTGTGTATGGTACTTGGTTTGTAGCTCTGCAACTTTTTGCTGCAACTCTGCCAGTTTAAGTTGGTAGTTCTGTTGATCTTGTTGCATCTCGAGCTGCATCTTGGCTTGGGCTTCTTCCGACTTGCGTTTGGTTTCTGCCATCTGTGTTTGCAAAATAACCTGAGCTGTTGGGTCGGTAATTTGCTGTTGCTGAGCTTGTTGAGCTTGAGCCACTTTTTGTGACAATGCTTGGATCTGTTGAATGTACTGAGTCAAGTTATTCTTAGCATCTTCGTCAACCATCTGTGACGCCAACGCCAATGCTTGCTGGGATTCAAGATCCAACGGTTTTTCTTGATGCAGATCGAGTGTGTCTTTGCCACCAGCTGCTTGCGCTACGTATGCGCGCATGGATTGTAAGTAGTGCAATGTTAAATGCTGCTTGATATGCTCTAAAGCATGAGGAGCGAAGGTAGGACCAATGACAGGATTACCACCGTAAGCAGGATTATTTGCATATTCTAAGTGAATCTTAATGTGAGCGATATGATCTTGATCTGGGTACGCTGCAGCAGCGCGGCCCATTGTCATGGAAACGTTTTCAAGAGCTGGGTTAGATTCTTTTGCGCCTAATGGGTTTGGTAACACTTCATCAATTGCTGGAATCTTAAGTTGTTCCATTACGCGGCGATAAATTGCACGCAAGTCAAACATTCCGGGAGGAGCGCTTGATGCCATTTGTAACAAGGCTTGGTTTTGCGCAACACGCTGTGTCTCAGAGAAAATGTTAGGATCTGAAACTGGGCGGATGTCGGAGTTAGAAGCAAAGTCACGTACTTTAATCTCTGAGCCAGACTGGTTGTCCATCTCTTCTAAATACCAATGATTTAGACGAGAAATAATTGCCAGTGATTTAGCTTGGCTGCGATGTAAACGCGCGTGAATGCTGGAAAATACTTTAGCGCCTTGCTCAATCAGAGCCTGCGTTGTGCCAACCGGAGTGTTAGCATTAGCATCAGCAATCTTTTCTTCGGATGTTGTAACAACACCTTTAGCTGCGTCAGTTAACCAACCGAGTAGGTTGAACAAAGTCTGTGATGGAGGATTGAACGGCATTGCCATTGCAATCTTGCGTACATCATCAACGCCCGGGGCGCCTTCAATCTCAATAACTTGAGTAGGCTCTATTCGGTCTGACTGCCCACCAATGCGTCCACCTTTGAGTTTAAGCATTGTCTGGCTGTTGTTGATGTGAGCAGCATCAAGAAGAGCACGCAAAGAACCGGTAAGAGCAGCAGACAAACCGCCAATAAGGTGAGGCAATCCAATAGCGTAAGCTCCACGCCAAGGAATGAATTTAAACTCAACGTACCAATCCAACTTCTCAAACTTGTCATCATTACATTCCCAGTTACGATATAAACCGATTACTTTGCTGGTTGTCTCGTCAATGGTGAGGATGTAAGGAGCGCGTGCGCCGTCAGTTTCTTCGTCGTCGTCAAGTCTTAAAAAGCAGGTAATCTCATAAACACGACGCAAGCCATCCACGTTCTTAGATGGCTCTTGCTTGCCTTCAATTTTGTTGTTAGCTTGTTCAGAACGTGTCTGTTCTGTAAGCGGTGCATCAGACGTGTAGGTAGAGTCAATATCTTTGTAGATACCAGACTCCACACGCTGCAAAAATACATCTTCCGTAATGTCTTGTACTTCTGTTACACGTTGTGATGTGTAAAAGTTAGTAGATGCATACGGTAAATAAATGTTGTCAATCGGAACCCATTCGCAAGTAGGACGACGCTGTTCGCTGTCAAAACGCCACTTGAGGAACTGGGATCCGCCGAGTGGGAGTTGGGTCAGCAACTGCTCCATCTCGTCACGGAACTCTGGAACTTGCTCTGTTAACTGCCAGTTCATGAAATCAGCTTTACGATCTGCTGTTTCTTGTTTTAATCTATCTGCTTCACCCTTGATGTTTGATTTTACAATTCCATCTGGTGGAAGAAGTTCTTTTGCGGATGACGCTGCGAAATCAACGCAAGCCTCAGCCATAACAGGGTGAACGACTTTGGAGGCTCCGTCAAAGGTTGCGCCTCCGGGCGCGTCCTTACCTAAACCGGTACGGCGTAAACCTTCTTCGTACTGCTTATCACGCTGTTCGCGTGATTGCTGGTCAACATCAATTAAATCTAAATATTCAGAGGCAAGAGATTGCAACATGCTCTCATCAAATATTTCTGCTAAGTTTGAGTAGAACTCAGGATTTTGATTTGGTGATTCTTTTGGCTTGAAGTTAACAACAACGCTACCATCTTCCAATTCAATAACTTCTTCTTCAACTTCGTCTGGGTCTAGTCCGAGTGTGTCCTCGTACATCTCCATCTCAGCGTCTTGGTCTTGTGCCTCTTGAATGTTTTCCTCAGTGTCAAGACCCGGAAGATTAGCGCCGTTTTGAATCGGTAATTGTGGATTTGCCATTATTTAACCATTGTTTTGTAATACAAAGGTGAGTGATGCTTTTCCGGATTAAGGGGTGCACGCTCTACCTTCGGAGGATTTTTTGCTGCTTCTTGCGCTGCACGCCATTCATCAAGTGTAGAACCTGCGCCAGCTTCTGGTGCGTAAGTCATACCACTAATGAGCGCTGTAAGCGGTGTTATTGGCGCAAATGCTGAATAACCAGCAGAGCCTGTTTTTAATGCAGCAGATGTGTAATCTTTGTTAGCGATGTCGCGACCAATTTCAGATAACTCGTCGCCCATGAACGGAAGTGTTGTTGCTGTTTGCCCTGCAATGTTTTTAACTAAACCGCCGGGCGCATAGTGCGCGGGTAAATGTCCAGACGCAACCAAATACGCCAACATGTCTTGTGGGGTCATGCCAGATGGATGTACATCTCCGCCTGCTTGAAAATGAGGAATACCACCAACCTCTTGCATTAGCAATTGTTTGGGGGTGTTTAGCATTCCGGGAGACTGGGGCGCTAGGCCTGCATCTTCCATTAGCTTTTCGTGGGGAGTTTTTAAAAGATCCATTCTAATTACAATAATGCAACAATAAGGGGTAATCCGCCCTTATTGGGCGTAGGGGTTGACAAACTTCTTACCATAATCATCATCCGCGTAGTCATAATCGCGGGGTGGCAGTGGATCGAGCTGCAACCAGCCTGAATCGCGCAATACGCGCAAGGCTTGGGATAGTGAGTCCACATAGTCATCATGGCCACCCGCTTCTGGGAATGAACATACTTGGCGTAGGAACCGTTTTGCCCAATCGGCGTATTCGCCCTTCATTTTGGAATCTTCTGGAATAAACACTTTGCCCTTAGCTACCAACGGTGCCACGATATTTAAACGCTGTACCTTGTCAGCTCTTCCGGGATTATACCCGCGAACCGGTACGTGCGCACCTTGCAGCTCTTGGATCAGTGAAATACCAGCAGACTTGTCTTCCATCAGAATAAGGTCGGCCTTCTTGCCTTTACCGAAATCATTGTCCGCGCCATATACCACTTCCTTAAAGTCTTCAATAACTTTGCGGCGTAATTCTGGGTAAGACAGGTGGTGATCCCATGCGTCTAACAAGATAACACACGTGCCCGCGTCTTCTCTATCAAACACGCCCCACACTGTGCAAGCTGTTGGGTCGTTCATTGTCTTTTCAGAAGTAGCCGGATCGTAGCTGGCGATTACATACTCAAGGTTTGGTGTTGGTTTATCAGCTGGCCACATGCGGAATTGTTTACGCTTGATGATACCCGCTTGTTCTGGGTCAAGGATCTCACCGTAGATCTCCTGACGACCAATATCTGTGCCGTCGTAAGTCTCTAGCTGTTTGAAGAATGTTTCTGAGAGGTTCGCGCGGTTGTCGTATGACGACGCATTCGCGACGTAGACGTCACCACCAACTTTGCCTTCGTTGAGGTCAACAATGAGCTCTTTGGGCTTTGGAGTGGTAGTAATAATCTGCTGCACTCGTCGGATTCTGGGATCTTTAAGTCGGAGTGTAAACTGTACACCATCGTAGGCGTCGTCGATGTAATCAAACGCACACAACTCGTCGAACCAAGCTCCGTGATATTGTTTACCACGATATCGTTCTGGCTCTGAGGCTGGAATGCCTTGAATGATTGATCCGTTGATAAGGGTAATCTCAAAGAGGGACTTGTTGTAATCTCGTATAAGGCTCTTGGGTATGATATTGAGAAGACCG